TTATTTATTTATTTATTTATTTATTTATTTATTTATTTATTTATTTATTTATACAAAATTACGATTTTTTTTTTAAATAAACAAGTATATTTATATATTATTTTCATTTATTTTATTAAAAAACATAAGTAATTGATTTTCAATAGATTTATCCTTTATTTTTTCCTCCATTTATATTCCTTTCAAGTTGAGATTGAATAGCAACGGTTATTTCCCTTACAAAATTTGGGTCTTTCATTAGGTCTATTGCTATTCCTGGATTATCTGGTATAGTTATTTTTATTTCTCCACTCACTTTCAAGTCATCAAATTTATGTGTAATTACAGTACTACCTTGATTTTTAGATACTTGGTCAACAATTCCACCTGGTTTCATAGCTAATAAGTCATCTTTGTTATCAATTGGTGTTATTTTACCACCTTGAATTATTCCACGTCCTTTTGAAAAATCAGAACCAAGTTTATTAGTAGGACTACCAATAATCCCATCATTCAAAGCTTGACCTTTATCACCATAACCACTTCCAATGTGGTTCCCAATCAAAGCATCATCACCACCAGCTGAATTCACCGCCCAATCAATCAAAGCACCGATTCCAGCACCAGGAATTGCCCCAACGCCACCAAATAGAGCACCAATAGCCGCACCACTAGCCATAAATTTATTTTGGTCTAGAGTTTTAGCTAAAGCTTCACCAGTATCTAATTTATCGCTTGTTAAGTTTTCATATCCATCCATTCCAGCACCAGCAATTGATAAAACACCAGAAGCTTTTCCTAAACCTTTTAATAATCCTTTTCCACCACCTAATCCTTTCATTGATGAACTAGCTTGTCTACCTAAAGATTTCATACCACCTTTCATACCACCACCCTTAAAAGCATCGGTGGTTCTCTTCATATTAAAACCTTTACCGTTACCTCTACCGTTGCTTAACGCATCAGTAATATCACCCCCAGGAGCACCACCAACACTAGCTACCTTGTTAAATCCAGTACCCAATAGCATTCCACTACTAATCCATTTTAGTTTATCAGCTAAGAATAACGCAATAGCTGACTTAATAGGGTTGTCTATCATAAACCCACCAACAACTGAAATAAACTCTCCAACCACAGTAGCTATTTTCTCTATTTTTTCACCAAACTTTCCTTTTTCAAACCTATCAACAAAACTATCCAATTTTGGTATTAACTTTGTGTTCATTACTTCGATTATTGGAAGTAAAAACTGTTTTATACCATTTATTGTGTTATTTAAAGCATCGTCAAAAGTCCTGGCATTTTTAGCTCTTTCATTAAGACTTTCTTGTTCTTTCATTAAAGCATTTACCGTTCCTTTATTTAATTGATTAATTAAAGTTGGGCTACTATTAATCATAACCGTTGCTTTACCATCATTTATTTCAGACATATTTGAAATAAATTCTCTTTCTTCATCTGAAGCACCCGCAAATATTTGACTACCAATACTTTTTAATTTAAAAGCATTCTTACCAGCTGTGACTAAATCGTCATACGAAGCACCAGTTTGTTCTGCTATTATTCTTAATTTATGCATTTCTTTAGCACCTATTTGTATTTCCCCGTTTTCGTTAAAATGTGCGGATGCAGCGGCAGCGTTACCTAATTCTTTAGTCAAACCTGCCATATCATTACGAGCCATGTACATCAAACGAAATGGGTCACCTAATTTAGCCCATTCACCACCCATAACTTGTAATTGGGCTGACATATCTACCGCTCCTTCAACATTAAATAATTTATCTGCAAAATTTGATGCAAATTCCATCCCGACACCCAGTTTTGCTACAGTTTTAGCCATAGTCGCTAAACCTTTAACACCACCTTGGAAATTATAGCGATTTAGCATTTTAGTATTATTCGCAATGTTTTTAACGACTTTACTTGCATTTAAACCCATTGCACTAGCATCATTCATTGCTTGCTCAATGAACTCACTAGTTTTTTGTGCTGAAAGACCTTGTTGGTCCATTTCAGCACTTAATTTAGAAGCCCCTTCAACACCTAACGCAGTTGCAGCAGCAAGCCTACCCATAGCAATTAAACTATCACTACTTAATTGGACCGACCTTCCAAGTTCTTCACTATAGTCGGACTGCATTTTAGCCATTTTCTCAATGCCTATACCAATTTTATTTGTCTCAAATGATGCCGCTTTAATTGTTGTTCTAAACCCACCACTTTGACCACTTAAAACACCCATGGATAAAGCTGATTGTTTAATCGCTTTATCTAAGTCAAATAGTTTTGATGCTTGTAACGATGAATAAACCTTTTTTATAGTTTGTGGTAAACCAGCAATTGCTTTACCTAAACCACCAAAAATTTTAGCAGAAACTAAACCTTGTTTACTTATTGAGGCTAGTGCGTTTCCATTTATAGCAGCTTGCTTTTCCATCAGACTGGTCTGATTTTTCAAGATGCCAAGCTTTATTTGAGCTTCCTCATTTCCACTAGCACCAGCATCCTCAATAATTTTCGCTAATTCAGCTTCTCTTTTTCTGTTTTTGTTTATTTCTGAAAGAATTTTTTTATATTCTTTCATTTTGTCAAGATAGGCCTCAATACTAGAACCTATTTCTCTCTCTAATTCAGCTTGTTTTTTTAAATCTTCCGTTAAATCTTCACGTTGTTTATCTGTCATAGTTAGTTATTTTTTTGGTTCCGTATAACCTTTTGATTTCAAAAATAATAATGATTCTTCTTTTTCGTTACTAGATTTAGTAAATTGGTCATAAACCAATTTACCTATTGATATCTTACATTTTTTCTTATTTTCTAAATCTGTTTTACCAAAAATAATCACTCTTAACTCATAATCATCATCTATGTTAACATAAAAAGTTAAACCATTAACAGAGTTTTTTGATATCGCACCTTTTATTTCTTTGTCTGTTTTCAATTCAAGTGTTTCGTTACTATTATTCTTTTTATAATCAATGGAAATTGGTCTAGTTGGTGTAAATATAATTTCAGAACCCTTTGATAAATTAAAACCATCACCTATTACTTCTGTTAATTTAGTTTCACTATATCTACTGACCATATTCAAGGCAGTTATGATTCCATTTCCTGGTGCTTTTTTACCCGTTAACTCACCAACAAAAGCTTGCCAAAAAGTAGGTTGTGAATAAAATGCTTTTTTCATAAATGGGTCGGATAAAATTTGTTGATATATTTCTTTTCCATCTTTTGTTAATTTTTCTTCTTCTTCTTCTTTTGATAATGAATCTTCTTCATCTCCAGCATCTTTATCATTTTCTACGTCTTCTTTATCACACGACCCAGTTACACCCACTTCAACTACTCCACTTAAATTAAATGTTTTATTCTCAGTACCTTTAAATGCTTTAACCTTTATTGTAAATGATGAATTATCGTTGGAAGGAATGAAAATGTCTTTATTTTGTTCAAACAAACTAATACCATCATCATCACTATTACCTTTTATAGTTAATGAAAAGTTATCCCATTCACTTAATTTAGGAAACGAATTATTTTTTGAAATTTCTAACCCAAAAATATTTTGAGTTCTTGAAATACAACAAAATAAAACAAAGGTGTTCTTCATGACTATTTTAACTCCTTTACCCTCTGTAAGGTTATCCAATAAATAACCTATTTTAGTACCAATAACTTCTTCACTATTTATTTCACTACTAACACCTAATCCATCAACATTATCTATTACAGAACCATCCCTAGATATTTGAATACTAACTATATCATTTATCGTTGTGGTTTCCCAACTACTTGGATTCTCTAATTTATCTTTATCTTTTACTTTATTAGCTCTCTTTAATGATAAATTGTCTCCATTAAGTGAAGTGGATACCATATAATATCTAAAATTAATATTAACTGAGTTTTTATCAATGTTGTCCATTGTGATATGACCCGAAAGATTATCAATAACTTTAAAATTATTTTTACTATTTTTACGAGAAATAGTAATAATATCATCCACTTTTGCGATATTACCCACAACATTACTAAAAGGTGCTTCTACTAATAAATTTAGAATTCTTTTATATTGTGATTCAGTTATTTTAATTTTTTTATTTCCCATATAATGGTGTTTTATCTATAAATATAGTTAAAATAAAAATAACCTCATTAGAGGTTATTTTTTATATTAATGGTATTTCACCGTTATTCATTTTATTTTTTAATGTGTCGCCACCAACCCTAGTGTTTCTATTACCTTTTCCGCTTTTTGTTTCTGATTGTTCTCTTAATTTTATAGCTTGCTCCTCTCTTGCTGTTACATCTTTAGTCAATAAACCAATAAAATATTTTCGTTCATAAACTGGCATTGATAAAACATCATTATATGTTACACCTTTTAAATATTGAGTACAAATAAAAATCTCTTCTAATAAGGGTATTTTATAACTTGATGTCAGGCCAAAAAAAGTTGAAGTTAAGGGGAAGAAATGTGGCCACTGACCCACCCCCAGGAGTCTGAATATTAATATTCAAATCAATATTTGATTCAACATCGTCAATGTATTTATTTAATGCCTTACCATCAGGTATTCTAATTGAATTAACTAAATCATCTATGTTTTCTCGATTAGTCGAACCATTCACTTCAACAATCATTTTTTTAAGTCTATAAAGTGAAGAATTATCCACGATAACACCAGCTTCTCTATCTTTTTCTGAAATTTTATCTAAGTCATCTATATCCCCACAAGTTAAAAGCTTAAATCTTAAGTTAACTTGCATTAATGGGAGAGTAAAACTATATAAACCATCTTCATCAGCATCTACAATCCCTTCTTTTGTTTTTAATTCGTTTAAGTTTATTATAGTATCAAATGGTATGTTATCCTCATCTAAAATCGTAACTGGATACATTTCACCATAACCAGTTGCTCGCAACCAAATCATAATGGCATTTCTATCACCAACTAATAAATCCTTATATCTTAAATAAGGTTCCATTAACTTTCTATTTATTAAAATTTCTAAAAACTCACCACTTTGTAATAAGTTTGGGCTAGTAAGAATATTTTCATCAGCCGTTGTCATATAAGCCAACTTAATGCTTGGTTTTTTATTTCTATATTGTTTACCCTTAGACGGTAATGGAATTACATCAAAAGGTGCATTATAGTTCGGTTGACTCAATTCAAAAATATAATCATCAGAACTAGACTTAGGTTTAGGTTGCTCATATTTATTTTCATTATTAAAATTATTTTCCATACGTACAGGTTCTTCTTTAAGTTTATTTTTATTTTCTTGTTCTCTAATATGTCTAGTTTGAGCCTCGTTAGTTATCTTTTGGAATTTCTCTGTTCGCTCTATGTTTTTTCTTATTTGCTCATCTCTGGCAATGATTTGTTCTTCGTTCTTATCATAACTGACTTTACTATAAGACATACCCGTTTTTGGTTCACTTTTTGACGCATCTAAAACCTCTTCACCATTCTTTATTTGGTTTAGTTGATTCATGGTCCTTTCTTTCATTTTTTCTACAGCATCCATATGCTTATATGGTGTGTCGATTAAATTTGATGAACCATAAATTTCGTTAGTAACTAACTCTTTTTCAGTTTCATAAGCTCTTTTTCTATCTTGGTCCGACAAGCTCTCATTAATTTGTTCTTTTGTAGGTATAACACTAGGTTTATTTGTTGCCATATTAAAACTTTTTTTATTTTACTTTATTTATTATAAGTATATATAAAGTAAATTTTTTGTAAATAGAACACAATAAAAAACCACCTAGTTAGGTGGCTTTTATTTTTTATTTTTTAGCGATATAAATTATTGCTTCGTGAGGTCTAATTTCAAAACCTCTTTTATTAAACTCAACGGTTAATTCATCATCGCTTACACGTAGAACCCTACCAACATCTCCAGCCTTAGCCCTTACATCTCCGTCCCTATCAAATTGGTCATCACCAACCCAAGTGATAACATCATTTACCTTATATTTAGTTTTGTTGTCTGGGATTTCATCATTTTGAATTTTAATGGTAATACGCTCAAGTCTTCTAAGTAAGTTATCAGGGAAACGTATACCTTGGTCATATAGAATACTAACTTCATCTTTTGTTATACTAAGAGTATATCTTTTATCTCTACTATTTTCTTCGTTTTCATTACTAATAAAACTGATACCAACACTTGGGGTCTTAGCCCATGTCTGTTTACCAACTTCAACTGTAGATAGAACTTGTGTTGCTATACCTTCAAGTTCACGAATAATGCTTTGATTTATCTGCGAACTTATAGTCATATCTTGGTTATGTCTTTTATTAGTAGTTAAATCGTTATCACTTTTTCTAGCCTCAATTCTCGCTTTTTCACTAGCTTTAAATCTAAGATTTGGTGATAACTCCTGAATTTGCTCTTCATCAGATTCATTAATAACACCTTTATTTGTTAAATACCTTTGTTCACATAAAAGATTTGACTTAATTATGTTAATTTGTTTATCTATTTTTCTCATTTTTATAATTTTAAATTATTTAATTTTGGGTTTGATTCAAATAATTCATCTACCCCTATTTTTATTTCTTTGTTATCTAAATTCTCTCTATTTTCTTCAATGTATTTAATAAATGCTGAAATATCATCATCATCACCTAACACCCTAATCATATGTTGAGACATAATAGTGTAAATAATATTACCCGCATAATTACCAATTATACTATCGTAACCACCTTTCCTTAAGTACGAACTAATAAATCTAGTTAAACTATAGTTAGGTTCACTAGCTACGTATTCGGGGTGGTTTCTTAATTCATCAGCTAACTTTCCCCAACCACCATTAGTTGCGTCAAATGGTTTTCTAGTTAGTATTTTAGCAAAAATTGTGGTATCACCAAAACTCCCGTTGTTAGTATTACTATTTTCTTTAAAAAAATAAACCCCAGGCCCAAAAGTACCATCATCTGATACCCTAAAATAACCCCTATCAAACTCCTTAGCTTTAGTTCCATGATAAACAATATCTTTAATTTGAGAACTTGAATAAAATGTATCTAAATAACTTGAGTATAATTGTTTAATTCTTGAATTATCTGAATTATCTAATCTCTCTAAATACCTTTGTTCACATAAAAGATTTGATTTAATTATGTTAATTTGTTTATCTATTTTTCTCATTTTTATTTAATCTTAAATTTTATACCATGCTTTTGACTTCTGTGTAGTCTAACTGAATCCAATGTTTTGAATTCTTTAAAAATACCATAAAATAAAAATTTCTTTAATATATTTGTTATTTTTAACAAAAAACTAAAGAAATATTTACAAGCCTTTAATAAATTAAAACAATAAAATTGCTCTATCGAATCTTAATGTAGCTACAATTTCAGCAATTCCATCATCATCCATCGATAAATCACCAAATGCCACATTTGTAAGCATAGTTCCATCTAATAACCATTTTTCAACAACTACACCAGTAGGGTCAAGCATTTCAAGTTCAACTGGTCTCTTATAACCAGCAGCATAACCTTGACGACCAGTGATTGACTCAGAATGTAAACGAACCCACTCCATAATCGCTTGAGTTGCAGATGGTCCAATTGGGTCACGGAAAGTAACGTCAATTGTTTCCCAACTAAATCTACCAATAACCCATGTAGATGTATTGATGAAAGGTATTTCAACTTCATTTTGTGTGATTGAAGGTCTTGATGCAGAAGCTAACCACCATTGTTGAATTCCTAAGTCTGCTGGGAAGGTAATCATCCAACGATTTTTTCTCTTAGGTTCGTATGGAAGGGGCATTTTCATTAATAAATCAGCCATAATTTTTTTTGTTTTTTTAATATTTATTAGTACATTTGCATAACTAACTATTGTTATTTAATTATAAATATCTACTAATAAAAAAAAGATGGAAAAACAAGAAAAATTTATTAATAAAGCTAAATTAAAATTTTATAATCAATATAATTACTCAAACATTGATTATGTTGATTCTAAGACTAAAATTAAAATATTTTGTAATAAACATCTTTGTTTTTTTGACCAAGCACCAGCCGAGCACCTTAGAGGTAAAAAAAGTTGTAAAGAATGTGTTAATAATTCATTAAAAAAAAATAATCCATCTAAATTAATAAATAAAATATCAAGTTCTGATGTATTTTTAGATAAGGCCAAAAAGAAACACAATGATAAATACGATTACTCATTAGTCGATTATATTTCTTCAGATATTAAAATTAAAATAATCTGTCCAGTTCATGGTATATTTGAACAAATCCCTTCTGGTCATGTAAGGGGTAAAGGTTGTAATAAATGTTCTATCGATAAACGAAAGAAAACATTTAATAAAACAAAAGAAAATTTTATTTCTGATGCTATTGAGGCTCATGGCGACCTATACGATTATTCATTGGTTGATTATGTTAATTCACAAACTAAAGTTAAAATAATTTGCAAAAAACATGGGATTTTTGAGCAACTACCTTATGACCACATAAGTAAACATGGTTGTAATAAATGTAGTAGTTCAATCTCTAAATTAGAAATTGAGCTAAACGAATTTTTAACTGGTATCGGAATTGAAACAATAACCTCTTCTTTCTCGGTAATCAAACCAAGTCAAATAGATATTTATATCCCATCACATAATGTAGCGATTGAATTTAATGGTCTTTATTGGCATTCTGAAAATAAAGTTGACACAAATTATCATTTAAATAAAACTAATTTATGTGAAGAATTAGGGATTCAATTAATACATATTTTCGAAGATGAATGGTTATTTAAAAAAGATATTGTAAAATCAAGACTTAAAAATATATTAGGGTTAACCACAAATAAAATATATGGTAGGAAATGTATAATTAAAGAGGTTTTATCTAATGAAAGTAAAGTTTTTTTGAACACAAACCATATTCAAGGAAACGTAAACTCAAGTATCAATTTAGGGTTATACCATGAAAACGAATTAGTTTCAGTAATGGGTTTTAATAAACCTAGATTAGGCATTGGAAAATTATATGATGGATATGAATTAAGTAGGTTTTGTACTAAAATAGACACAACGGTCATTGGTGGTGCTGATAAATTACTTAAACAGTTTATAAAAATATATTCTCCCAAACAAATAATTAGTTACGCTGATAAAAGATGGAGTAAAGGAAATTTATATGAAAAACTAGGTTTTGATAAAACACATACCAATAAACCTAATTATTCTTATATTATTGGTAAAACTAGGAAACATAGGTTTAATTTTAGAAAAAATATTTTAAAAAAAGAAGGATTTGATATCACTAATAAAAGTGAACATGAAATTATGCTTGATAGAAAAATATATCGTATTTATGATTGTGGGACCATAACCTATAAAAAAACATTTGAATAGATTATTTATCTAAATCAATTAGTTTAGATTTAGTCATAAAATCCATTTTATTTGTTTTTACGTATTTGTTATAATTATCAATAAATAAATCAGCTTTTTTAATGAATTTATCTTCTACGTCTTTAAGGCCTTTTTCTTCCAGTTGTATAATTAATTCTTTTAAATCTTTTTCGGTTTCTATTGTTGATTTAATTTTATTTAAAATAGATTCGTCTTTTAAGGCTTTATTAGCCCTTGATTCATTTTGTCCAGTTAGTTTTACACCAATCAACAATGCAACGCTTAAAACCACCTCATCTGAAGCCTCATTGATTAATAAACGAGTTTTATGTTCACGTAATAATAGCGTATCGTATTGTTTTTGAGTTATTATTAATTTTGACATTTGTGTTTTGATATAAATATCGTTAAAAACAAAAATGCCCTCGTTTGAGGGCATTTTTATTCTAATTATTTTATTTTAGATATTATCAAAAGAAGCACCAGTATTCATAATAACAAATTCTAGTTGAATGAATTCTAATGATTTAGTTGGCTTTAAGAAAATCTGTCCAGTCAATTGATTTCTATCAACATCTTCTGGGTCATTTGATAAAACAACTCGGAAGTCAGTTAAACCTCTTTCACTTCTAATGTTATCCAATATTGGATTAACAAGCGATAAGAATTGATTTCTAACCACACTATCATTTTGTTCGAACAATAATCTAATAGAAACAGCTGAAATAAGTTTTCTTGCTTGAAGTAATAATCTTCTAACATTAATTCTATTTAAAGCAGATTCTTTAACTTGTAATGTTTTATTTCCCCAAATTTTAATACCATCAGATGTAAATGTTGCAATTGGATTAATTCTATTTTCATAAAGTTCATCTCTTTCAGACAACGTTAATGTTTTACGAGCCTTAATAGCTGAAACATTACCACGTTGAACACCCGCAACTGCAAACCAAGGAAACGAAATGTTATCGGTTAATGCAATATTTCTAACCACATCTCTTGTAGGTGGTACATAAATGTTTACATTATTTTCATTATCGTTTATTTGAATCCATGGCCAGTATGTGCAAGAATAATTACTATCGTATTGACCATCCATTTGTGATGTAACATCACCAACACTCATAACTTGCCCACCACCGTCTGTATCTGGTGTTGTCATAATATATAACGAATCCGCTCTATCTGTTTCAACCATATCAATAGTTGCTTCGACTAAGTTTGTGTTATTAAAAGTATCAATCCCAGGAGTAGCAAACACGTTAACATTAACAGCTTCTGGGTTCTTAAACGTCCAAATAGCTTCCAAGTAAGCATAGTAATCAGAATTTATACCTAAATCACCATTAGGTAATGTTCTGTTTTTAAAAGCCTCACTATTTCTACCACTAACCCCATTTATACCATTAATGATATAACTATCGTTATTACTTCTCTCAGTTCTATAAACGTCCCAACCATCATAACCACCATATGGTGCAAATGTAAATTTACGTGAATAAAGTTTATCGTATGAAGTATTAAGTACCCCTGTTTCTGTTCTAAATTCAGCGTCTCCAGTTTCAAAAGCCACTTCAACGTTATTTATCTTCGCATTTGATGCATCTATATCCATGTGAAAACCACTTGTCGTTTCAGTCCATTCATTTTGAGCTGCTCCACTTTGTAATCCTTTGTAATCAAAGAAATCAGCATCTATTCCAGCAGTTTCTGAAAGACCTAAATATACTTTACGCTTGTTTTCAAATTCCCCATAAGCTTCTTTATATCTTAAAGTTGGGTTCTTAACAGTTGAGTTTGTATTTGTTTGGTAATCACGGATTGGATAACCAACAAAACCAGCTGGAAATGAATCTGATGTATCAGCAGTGTCATCCATTTCAACTAATAAATAAGCAGATTTAGAATTAAATTCTCCATCAAGGGTACCAATTCTTCTCGCAATATAATTATTAGAAGATGGCTCCATAGTACAACGACTAAATGTCTCTAAAATAGTTGGACGCACATCTGAATCGTAAAACGCTCTAACAACGACATCAAACTCTCTAGTATCTAATTTAATATTTCTAATAGAAATCTTGAATTGTTCGTTAGCGGCATTACCATCAGATATTGTATGAAATCTAAATAATTTAAGTAATTTATCACCTCTTAATTCAGATACAACATAAGGAGTAACTGCTGGTTGAAATTCTTGTTTATAATTTGAAAACTCTGTATCGTAATTAACTATTGAATAATTAATACCATAAATTTTTTCATCTTGATTAAAAGTGTCAAACATATTTCCATAGTACTCTTCAACGAATATTGGTGTATTGCCATCTTCTACAGTTCTACCTAAAACTCTAGGTAAAAAATTCTTTTTTGTTTTATCAAATGACAACAAATTGTTAAAAGCACCTATTTTTGTTGAAATACCTTCCAACACGAAATCACCTTTTGCATCAGTTTTACCACCAAGAACTGATTGGTTAAATGATACCCCAGTAGAACCAGTAATTTCGAAAGATGGTGACTGTGTATTAACATCAATCCCACCTCTTGAACGTAATAAAGCAACTAATTTATTTTCTACATCAACGAATGCTGAACCAGTAAATACTGTTGTTGTTCCGCTAGTTGTACCAGTAGTTACACCAGATAACTCACCACTTAGTTGCCCTCTAGAAACTACAGTTATTGACATCCCTAAACCACTAAATACAGCACCATTTTTCACGTAAATAGGGGTAACCGTACTTTCTACATCAATAGTTGCAGTGTTGATTAAAGCCAATGTGTTATTAATAGTCCCACTATCAATAAGTGTTTGTACTAAAGGATTTGGTGATTCATAAATAGTACCAGAAGTACTAGCACTATAATTGATAAGTACTGGTAACTCTAATGGAGTACCTCTATTAATAGTCGTAGTATCCAAAGCTCCTTGTAATGTTATTCCCCAAGCTAAACCAGCATCATAGCCAGAAAAACCTAAAACTCTAGTTACAAAAAGTTGATTTGCTTGAGACAAATATGATTTTGCAATATATGGTAATTCATACTTAGGAGCACCAGTAGTTTTTACCTTAGTTGGGTTGGTTCCACCAAAAAATGATTGGAACTCACCATAGTTACCAATAAAAATTGGTTGGAAAGCTGGTCCTATTGTTGTTTCACCAACAAGACCCAATGTTGTAACACCTACTTGACGAACTACAAAGCTTAAATCTTTTTCAGAGGTATAAACCCCAGGACTTACGAATACTTTAGACATAGTTTAATATTTTTTTTTCTTTATTTACTTTAACGTTTTGTTTATTATAAATATTAGCTTTTTTGCAAAAGTGGAACCAAAAATAAAGTTATATGTTAATTAGTATGATTTTTAGCTTACTTTTAGCATACTTATAGTAAAACGATTATGAAAAGAGACAAAAATATTAAAATAACTCCAGCCACACATCTAATACTAAAAACATATTGTGAGGAGAATAGTTTAAAAATGTTTTCTTTTGTTGAAAAAATAATAAGAGAAAAATGTATAACAAAAAAAGACCTATATGGGGAATAGGTCTTTTTTATTATATTAACTAAGTTTAGAATAGTTCTTTATTATTTACTTTTATTTTGTAATGCACTTGACTCTTCAAACCCTAAAAATAAATGTTTCATTTTATTGTTTTTCTTATGTTATTTCAGGTAATGGCATCCAACCTATAACTTCCTCATTAATGTAGTAATCATCATCTGAGTACCACTCTTTAAAATCACTTCCGTCCATAAAACCCATATAACATGTTGCTATCTTAATGTTTCTATTTTTTGTTAGGACTAATAATCTGTCTGTTCGTTTACCATCCCAATTACCCTCTTCCCAAGCGTGTGGTGATTCCTTATTCCATTCCATAATATTATTTTTAATATTTGTCAAAGGTACTAATTAACCCTACAAGATTTTCTCTCATTCTAATAACTTTATCAATATGTTCTTGTTTCATTGGGGTCCCCATAGTATTTAACCTGATAAAATAATCTAAAATCATTTCTTCTGTTACCGCTTCTTCTTGCAATTCAGCAATTGAAATAGAATGGTCTAGTAGGGTGTACTGTTGCATAATTCCTAACTCCGAATAGTAATAACCCTTATAAGTAAACTTATCTGAATAAAAGTCAACTATTGTTTGCAGTTTTTGTTTTCCGTCGAGTATTGTGTAATTAAAGCCTCTTGGTTCGTACTTATTGTAAATAAAAACAAACTTCCCAATGTCGATGTGATTAAAAATTGAGGTTAATAACTCCTCTTTTTGTTTATCTGTCCACACAATACCTCTTTGATATGGGGGTGACATATCTAACCCTCTGTCGTCAAAATATTTATAAATTAACGATTGGATAGTCTGTTGCATAAACTGAATACGCATATGTTTACCTAACTCAATATTACACTCTTTATTTGTGGCTTTAAAAACGTCATACCAACCGTAAACTCTTACATCGGTGTAATCTGCATACTCACTAGAATAAGGTTTTTTTGTTCTGTAATTGATTCTAACCTCATATACTCCTTCTGATAAGATGTTTAATACAATCGCAGAAATAAGTCCGTGATGTGATGTTTTAACACTTTCTCCGACTTGAAACACTTTTCTTTCGTTAGGTGCATCGCCAACTTTTTTTACTGTGTCTATACAGTCTTTAATGTTTCTCAATCTTAAATCTTCAACTCTTTGTAATTCTTCCTCTTGTTTCTTTAAAGCTTTTTGTTCGTCTGTTAATTTAGTTTTTCCCATTACATTAAGTTAAAAAAAAAGTTTATTTATTTTTTTGTTTCTACAAAGGTAATGGTATTTTTAATAACTAGAAATAAAAAACCCTTAACTTTTAAGTTAAGGGTCTAATTTATAATCTTTATAAATAGTTATTGTTTTTTGTAAACCATTCCTACGATTCCTAATATAGTTAACACAACCGTTACAGGTACTCTAATATTGAACCAATCAGATATAATAACCAAAACACCACCAGCGACTCCCACCGCAACGTCTTTAATCATATTTTCTTCTGTTTGTGTTGCTTTTAATATTGCTTGCTGATAAACAATCTCCCATGCAGCACACAATATAAACAATAGGGTCAAAGAAACTAACCATATTTCGAAATTTCGCAAATCACTAAACGAAAATAAGAACATTAAAAATATCATCGCATAATTACCAATTGGTAAATGTAAGTACCACTTACCTACTAAGGCTTCTTCTAAAAATTTTTTCATCTTACTTTAATTTATTATAAATATCTGGTATTATTTTTTTTTTTAATTATTTTATATCGCAAACCTAGTTATTCTTCGTATCCATATTGAGTTTAAATAAGTTTCTCCTGTATTATAAACAGTTATATGGTAAGCTGGAAAATTTATATCATTCTCAGCAGTTACAAAGGCTTCCATTCTATCACCAGGGCCTACTCCAACAGGAAATATGTCATAAGCAAAGTTTAGTTCTGTAATAGCCGTACTTTCTGATGCACCGCCAACTATATAAGCTCTACTTCGCATATCGCCAGGACCTACTGGGTCTACTTTCATTACAAACTCTAAATCGTTACCAGTTTCATCCCAATTTATCGTTACATTCGCATCTGAAAAGACAGGTCTAGTGTCAACTGAATTTGAAATTTGGTAATAGAAATTATCAACTGTTGCATTACCGCCACCCGATGGACCGCCTCCACCAGTTGAACTGATTACATTATTTACGATACTAATATTAGTACCTGCCGTTAACTGGTCTTGTTTAGAACTTAAATCTACTTGACCAGCATTTATTTTTTTACTACTATTCATTTCTTAGTTGTGTTTTACAAAGTTCAACATAATCGAAGTATTCTTGAAATTCAACAGGTTTTGTTTCTTTTTGCCGTTGTATTGCCAGTTCGTCGTCTATGGAGTATCGCTTTCTGATTAGCGGTATTAGCTTGTGAATGGCTTGAACGGTGTACGTATCTCCATCCTCGTTAAGGCTATAACTTTGAATGTCCCAATTCTCTAGTCCCGTTAAATCGGGCTGTCCGTTTAATTTATTTACTATCATAATTCTAAATTTGCTATTTTGTAAGATTGAATTCTACTAGCCGATGAAACGTTAGAAATTAAAGCTATTCGGTTGTAATCAGCTGGCGTTACAAATGTTGAGTTAAACTGCGAAACATTAACATCAATTCTTAATGCTGGATTGTCAAGAGATTGGACGACTAAAGATGAATTACCGCTCCTTCCTCTATTACCATATTTAATCACAAAATTTAGTCTGCTTCCTAAAAAAGAATCTTGCATCCCTCCTCCTGCGTACATTGTTTGCTGTGAAATTGAACCAATTGTAGTTGAAACTCCATTTATCACAACAAACAAGCTATAATCCGCGTTAAAAGGTAGTTCAGTAAAAACGCTCCCTACACCTAGTGATTCAGATTTTGAAAATCTCCCAAAAGCAATATAATTGTTATCATCTTTAACTAGAGCAATTCCTGTCATTTGTCCACCCAGCGTGCTCCGTGACATACTGAATTCTATACCTATGTTTTTTGTATTTGGAATAGTAAATATTGCAGAAGTTTCTATAAAGCCGTTATTCCCTGAAAAATTTTTATTCAAAATTTCTCCTCTATCTGCACCCCTCCATAAAGAATAAGTTTGACCGCTATCATTTACATTGATTGGATTTTCATTTGGTCTATCAAAACTATCCCAAGCTATTAGCTGCTTATTATCAAAAAATTTACTATCGGGTGCTTTTTGATAAATTGCTAAATTACGCATAAACTCCACCTCTGGAATACTCAAAAACTCGGCTCCATTTCCTCTCAAAATATTTCCTGCTGTTGGTATATTCAATTCTGCATTAATAAGTGCATCAACTTCTGCCTTTGTATAACTAGGCGTAACACCACCAATATTTAATGCATAAATTACTACAATGAAGTCATCCTCGGTTAATGGGTCTAAAATCGTAAAGCCGTTAGTTCCATTTAAACTATATTGAGAATTTGATAGAGTAACTCCTTGTACAACTATAGCATATACTTGTGAGTAATTGCTGTTTAAAGTAAACGATTGTGAGTTTGTAAAATTGAATTCTTGTCTTAGTAATGAAACACCACTACCACCTCCACCAGTTGCACTGATTACATCATTTGTGATATCTATCCCTGAACCAGCAGTTAATGTTTGAATATCATTAACCATTGCATAAGTACCAGATTTATTAGGTTTGGTGTGAATGTATGTAGCAGTTTGAGTAGGTGGTTCATTAATAACATTAATTGTGCTTATAAATCCATCATCCACTCTAATACTCTCTATCTTATCTGCAAATAAACTTACTGCATTATCTGTATTTAAGTTAACAATTCCCATAGTATCTTTTGAGATAAAACCAATACTAGTTGAATCTGCTACTACGATTGGATTTGTTGTAGTGTTACCTATATCAGTTACTTGTTGTAAGGTTGGGACACTAATAGTTAGTAATGAACCATCAGCCATTAAACTCTGATTAGACGTACCATTTGGGACCTTAAACATATCTGCGGTAAGTGGTCCGTAAACAGTTGTGTTGCTGTCTGAATTTACATTAAATAATGACCCTTGACTTCCTTGTATATCTAATATTATACCACCAGAACCAGTGATAATTAGACCTTTTTTTATTTTAAATTCGTTTGCCATTTTATAGTCCTTTTTTCATTTTCCAAAAGGTTATTTGGTTATTTATTATAAATAGTTAAATAATTAGAATCAACTAAATTTAGTATAAGTTTATAATAAATTAGAACACATAATTATATCTTTATATTGCTCTAACTAAAGTCTTAATTTCCCAATTATTAGATAGTGTTGTTGCCAATAATCTTATATTACCTGAAATTATATTTACTATCAATTCTACATCAGAAGTATTACCTAAATCGTTTGTTGATGTTTCTACATATTCTACACTTGAACCATCATGCACCGCATAAACAGTTCCAGCTCTTACATTCGTACCTTTCTTAATAACAAAATCAAAAAAAACTGCCGTGTAAAGAGATATTGAAACTAATGCAATAATTTCAGTCCCAATACCAACATCCAAATTTTCTTGATTAGATAGATTTACTGAATTTATTAACACATCTCCTTTTACATCAAGAGTTGCATCTGGTAATAGGGTATTTATTCCTATTTTATTCTCATTTTCTGTAATAATACTATTAGTGATAGTATTGGTATCACTAAATTTTGGTATTTGATTTGTTGTACCAGAAAGACCTCCAATTCCTCCAATATCAGATAACATTTCAGCCCCAGTTCTAGTTTTAACTACACCACCATCAGATACTAATATTTTATCAGTATTTGTAGTAGCGGGGTTTAAAGCCTCTAATTGTATTTCACTCTTAAATTTTTGAGACATATCTGTTTTAAATTATTACCCTATTTTATTAACCAAAACTCTAATAGAGTTAGTTGGCGTATTTCCAAATGAAACAGTTACTGTACCAGTACTGGTTCTAACTACATCCGCATAAACTGTCTCATTAGTTACTATATCAAACAATTGGACAATAACATCTCTAGTTGACAATCCATGCGTTATTGTGGATGTACCAGTTATTGTTGTAGCATAGCTAGATACAACCACAGCAGGTAAAGTTACGGTTTTTGTGTTAACTGCCGTAATGTGACCTTCTGGTGTAGTAGTTATCGAATCAATTGCCGTGAATGTACCTCCAGCGGATGGTGACACATTATTAGTCGGATTCGTTCTTGCTATGGTAGCATGGTTAATAGTTACCGTACTATCTCCAGCTTGGTTTGCTGTAAATGAACCCCCACCAGCTAAAGCTGTACCAGCTGACACGTTTAATGCACCATTACCAATATTACTTGTTAAGGCAACCGTTCCACTAGCATCTGGTAAAATAATTGTTCTGTCAGCAGTAACTGTTGTGGCTAATAACGTGATTTCATTTTCATCAGCCACATCACCCTCAAACACCACACCGTTTGCAGTAGAAACTATTTCCACATTATTTGTTGTGGTTGTTCCAATAACTTGTAAGTTACCAGTAACAACTAAGTTATTAGGTATCCCAATAGTTATCACACCAGCAGCATGAGTTACTTCAATTTCATTTGTAGTACCAACTATACTAACTGAATCAGTAGTCGCATTTGCACCAATTAAATTTAATGCACTACCACCAGAAACTAAAGTGTTAGTTAAATCATAAATTGTGTCAGTATTTAGTGACGTTATAGTTATAGTATCGGTAGTGGCGTTAGTTGTAATAGTTACATTACCACCAGAAACAAAGGTTAAGGTATCGTTGTTATTATCTGCAATAATATTGCTTTGACCAGCAACAGCTATATTTTTAAATATATTTTGAGAAGAACCTAAATCAGAGTTAGTAATAATAGGGTTAGTTGCCGTACCAGTTACTGATATTCCAACACCTTGAGTAATGCTTCTTACATTATCTAACGCTTCTATATAATCAAACAATAAATCAGCTGTTACAAGACCAGTACCACCATTAGCTACTACTGTAGCGATATCTAATGACATCGTTACATCACCTGTGGTACCATTTGTTATAATTAACCTTGATTCTGTCGTACTTATTCTAGTTATATCCCCAACTGGGACCCAACTTGTTCCATTATATAAATAAATTAATTTTAAGTTCTCACCACTATTATAGTAAATTTGACCTTCAACTGGTGTTAATGGTGGTGTACCTAAAGGTTGGATTACCGCATTCTGTAATTGATTCTTACTTAAATCGATATTAGTTAAAAAAATCATTATTTTTTATTTTTATTAGTATTATTATTATTTAATTAAAAAACGCTTTTCCCGAAAAAGTTGCATTAAAACTTAATGTTATTAAATTTAAATCTACATAATTAATTTCACCAATTACAACATTATTCCCTGAATCTACTACAATAACAGAAGGATATTTACCAAGATTATGTGTTATCTCCCAAACAGTTTGTGCTACATTTTGTGTGTGAACATAATTTTTATCGTTCACCAAGTCTTCTGAAGTGATAAAAGGTGTTTGACCATCAGAACCATCATTAATTAACTGTGATGTATTCTTAATTTCTTCATTATCCTCAAATAATAACTTTAATTCTGATATCGTAACTAAAGACAATAAACCACCGACAAAATCTTTTAAAATCCAAACTTGTTTATTATCACCTTCAACTATTTCAAAGTAGTAGTTTTCAAATTCCTCAATTATTAACTCTGGGTTAGTCTGATTTAAAAAGAACAATAAGACTTCAGGTGTAACCTCACTAAGGTTATTCAATCCCAAATCAACCAAATCATATGTTAATACTTTATTATTTGATAAAAAAGTATTTTCACCATCATCTTTTTGGATTATAAAGGTTTGATTTATATCAGAAGTGTTAAAAAAATATCCCATTATTTTGTGCTACCAATTATTTTAAATGCCCCAAGTAAATTATGGTTTATTTTATTTATTTTTATTTTTATAGTGTCATTAACTTTAAATACTAACGGTGTTGTGATAATGGTTCCAAAAAATACTTGAATATCGTTAACTGTTACAGTAAAATCTTTAATGTTTTCTAAATTAGTTACCTTTGTAAACACCGCACCATACTCTGTAATGAATCTAAAATTTAACCTTGTATTTGGTTCAAAAACAAAAGCAAACCTAACCACGTTACCTCTTTTTGACGATTTTAAAACACCTAACCCTTCATTAAATTTTTCTTCGATTAATTCTGTTGTTAAAACACTTCTATTCAATGTTGGAACAACTTCAAAGTCTTCCTCATCTAATATATATCCCAATAATTTCATTTCGAACAACTGAACGTAAAATCTTCTATTCTCAAAGTCTTCAATATTACTTTCATCACCAATTGATTCTAACACTAAAGGCATTGGGTGTCCGTTCACATTAATATACGATTGTTTAGATTGAAATTCTCTTTGTACTTTCCTATTAAACCTATTCAATTCTTTCATTTTTCCAGTAAAAATCCTAACCTCATAGGTTAAATCTACTGATGTTGGTTGTGGAATCTTATATAAATCAATACCATGTCTAACACCATCCCAAGTAGGAACCTTCATAAACGTATAGGTTCTACTAACTGGAATATTCCATAAACCAGCTTGGTTTTGACCTTGCTGAATATCTGGTCTTCTAACAACAGTAATAAATGGCATCTTTATGTTCTTATACTTATCGGTAAAGGACCATGTCTTAGTAAATTCAGACCATCTTTGTATCGTTAAAAAAATCACTGGTACTTTTTCTCCTTCAACTGAGATAGACAAACCATTTGCATCGTCCATATATTCAATGAAGGATTCATCCATATCTTCTTCCAATACACCCTTGGGTAAATAAGCATCTTTATCGACAATATTTTCTAATATTTCTAGTCTTCTATCTGGACCTATTTTTTCATTTTTAATATTGATATTGGTCAAATATCCTTTAGGCATTGCACACATAATATCTTAATTTTTTTTTAAACTCCTTGAAACTCATTAGCATCAACACTAGCACAAAGAACTGTTCTGAACGCTCCTTTATAACCCATTATAGTATGCTTATTATCATAATTTTTAACGCCATCATTAACTACACTGAAATATCTTATTTCAGTTTCAGTAACTGGATAGCCAATGTAATCACCATAGCTTAATGTTGTCTCTAGTTCTAATAATTGAGCTTCATAAATACCAAAAGTTAATCTTCCATCATCTAAATACCTAAGACTACCATTCTTACTATAAGTTTTATTCTCTGCTTCGGCTAACATTGGAACAACTTTAAGTTCTATTGGTGGGAAAAATCTAATACCATCCTTTGAAGCTTCACCATAAAGACTATCAAATTCACTCATTTGTCTATCTACTCGATATAAAATTAAGGTAAAATTTCCATCCCCTTCAGTAGCTTCCCTTCCCATTTCTATCTCAAAATTAAAATCTGTTTCACTGAACCACTTATTTACTCTAGTTATCGGGGTTATAGGTTTACTCATATTTACTTATTAATTTAAGGTTATTTATTATTCACATATAGTACTATTTACGAGAATATATGTTCGTTTAATTATAAATATTTATATTTTCATTAATAATCAAAAACTATTGATTTTAATTAAAATATTTAGTATATTTAACTAAAATTATATAAAGTAAATAATTACACTTTGATAAATATAGATAATTTAAGAGGGCGTTCAGCAACTACTCTATTAGAAAAATATGAAGGGGTTAATCCTTATATTCAAAAATTAAAACTAGAATATAAAAAAAACCTTAAATTAGTTTTAACGGACAACCAATCAAAATATATTGAAGACAATTATGAGTCAGAACCTATATTTATAAATCGAGTTATTGGTATAACACCGTATTTGGGTGAAGAACTAAAAAATAAATATGGTGTTTCTTTTATACCAGAAAAAATATTAGTTGAATTTATTTTAGCTGAAACAGAAAAAACGTTTCATGTCTATGGAAAACTAAAGCGTAATCAATTAGAATCTAGAATGTATTGGATTCCAAAAACACAACTATTAGAAGACCCTTATTTTGAAGAATTACCAGTAAATGTAGACTTCACCAAATACAACAATATATTATCCGAGATGGGTAAAAAATTATATAACCACCAAGAAGATGGAATTAAGTTTTTATTGGCTAGAAAGGGCTGTATTTTAGCTGATGACATGGGTTTAGGTAAAACTATATCATCAATTATTGCAGCACTAGAATCTGGTGCTAAAAAGATATTAATTGTTTGCCCTTCATCAACAAAAATTAATTGGGAAAGAGAAATCAACATTTTTTGTCAAGACACTGCAATAGTTGAGGGTAAAAAATGGAAAGAAGCAAAATTCACTATTATTAATTTTGATGTTTTAAAAAACTTTCACACTTTAGTGGACAATAGAAAAAAAGACGAAGAAGGTGTTGTTTTATCAAGAGAATTGGTTAATGCTGGTTTTGACCTATGTATAATTGATGAGGCTCATTATTTAAAGAACAATGATAGTATTCGAGGTAAAATAATGGTCGAATTAAGTACAAAACATAATCTTGATAGAGTTTGGTTATTAACTGGTACCCCAGTAGCCAATAGACCGATGGATTTCTTTAACTTATTAAAAATAATTAAATCTCCAATTGCAAATAATTGGAAACACTTTGCTGTTAGATATTGTGAAGGTCGTCAATTCTTTAGAGTTCTTAAAAGCGGCATGAGAAAACAAATTTGGTTAACCGATGGAGCTTCTAACTTAGAAGAACTTGCTAATAAGACTAAAAACATCATTATAAGACGTTTAAAAACAGAAGTTTTGGATATGCCAGATAAAATTGTTTCACCGATGCACCATGTGTTAGATAGTAAAGGAGTTAAACTTTATGATGAATTGTGGGATGATTATTTAGTTAAAAGAGCCAGTGAAGGTAAAAAAACAAAGGACTTACAAAAGGAATTAGTTGAACTTATTTTACTTAGAAAATTCATTGCGATTCAAGCAATACCATATACTATTGAAATGGCAGAAAATGCGATTGAAATGGGTCGGAAAGTAATTATATTCACAAATTTTACTGAAGAGTTAGAAATAATTACAAATCATTTCGGAAAATTAGCGGTAAAACATAATGGTTTAATGACTACAAAACAAAAACAAACATCCGTTGATAATTTCCAAACCAAACCAAAGGTCAAAGTTTTTGTTGGGAACATTAAATCTGCTGGTGTTGGTATTACTCTAACAGAAGCGACTGTAGTTATTTTTAACTCATTTGATTGGGTAAGTGGTAACAATGAACAAGCTGAGGATAGATGTGTTTTTGGTGGACAATTAGTTATGACAAATAATGGTTATAAATTAATTGAAGATATTGAAATAAATGATTATGTGTATACACATAATGGTAATTTTAAAAAAGTAGTTGATACACACACACATTTAGAACGTAAAAAAACTAGAGTCGATATTAATGCGTTAGGTTATAATTTTCCTTTAAGCTTAACTAATGACCATAAAGTTTATGTTTACAATAACACAACCGAAAACTTCGAATGGATTGAGTGTGGTTTGTTAGATATCAATAAGCATAGTTTAACCTTAAAATCAAATAAGCAACCTAAAAAAAGAAAAGAAACTTTAGAAGTAATTAATTACTACAATAACACGGTTGATAATAACTTTGAAGTTAAACAAAAAAATTCTAGGTCAAAGTTGTTACCAGAAAATGTAGAATTAACTAATGATTTATTATATGCTTTTGGTTTTTTTATTGCTAATGGTTGGATTAATGATATATCCGAAACAAAATATAATATAGTTAGTGTTTGTCAAAAAATAGATGATAAAAAAAGATATGATGCGGCTAAATACATTATCGATATCTTCAAAAAAAGTTTTAACCTTAATAAACATTCAGAGTATATCGATAAAGATAATACTAAAACATGTACTATACGCTCTAAAAATCTAGTGACAAATTTTATAAATTGGTTCGGTAAAGGTGTTGAAAATAAACAATTACCAAGTTGGGTTGATGAGTTGAGTGATGAACAATTAAGATATTTATTAGAAGGGTATTATCATGGTGATGGGAACAAAATAAAAAACACACATGAAACTACAACAGTATCAAATAAATTAGGTTCACAATTAATTAGATATAACACTGATTTAACACTTAATAGAAATAAAATAATAAAAATAGATGATTATATTATCTATCCTATAAAAAGTTTACATATAAGTAAACCAAAAAGAGGCGAAGAAAGAGTTTATGATTTATCAGTTGAAGGAGACCATTCGTTTGTTGTTGGAAACTATAACGTACATAACTGTTTTAGGATTGGACAAAAAAATGATGTCAGTGTATATTACCAGTTATTCGATAACACCATATCAACTAGAATGTGGTCGGTATTAAAGAATAAAAAAGAAATAATAAATATAATTATAGGTGATACAACATTGAGTGATGAAGAAAAAACAAACCTATTAATTGATGGTTTAATAAAATAAAATAAAATAAAATAATAAATTAATAAAATGGTAACAATATACACATTTCCAGAATGTCCTTACTGCAATACTTTAAAAGGGTATTACACAAAAGAAAATATTGAATACAAAGAAGTAAATGTAGAACTAAAAGAAAATGAAGAGGAATGGAAAAAAATTTCAGAACTTTCAAAATCTGAAATGGTACCTCTAATTAAAGTAAACAAACAATTACTTGTTGCAAATGTTTCTTTTAAAACAATAGAAGAAGCTGTTGAAGTAACTAAGAAATTTTTAGAATAATTGATTAAAGTTTTATATTTACTATAAAACAACATTATGTCAATAAAAACCGAAGAACGTGAAAAACTATATAGACAATTCAAACATTCAATGGGGGCACCCATTCGTAAGGTTGAATTAGAAGATGAACAGCTATGTACATTGTTAGAAATAGCGATAGAAGACTATGCTCAATATGTTCAAGAATGGTTAATTGAACACCAATGGCAATCATTGTTAGGTCAAAATTTAGATACTGTAGACATGGCATTTGCTTTAAGTGTTAGAAACTTTAACTTTATGACACAATACACTTATGCTTACTCTAAACAAGTAGGTTTACAAACAAATGGACCTTGGGAATTAAAAAAAGATTATGTTGAAATTGAATCTGGAAGACAAGTTTATTCAATTCCAGCTGGTCGTGAAATTAATGAAGTACTTTGGATTACCCCACCTCCTATGAATAGAGCTTTGTTATCTAATTTTGGTGGTATTGACGCTGGTTTTGGTGGTGGTTTTGGACAAATGGGTGGTGGTGTAGGCACAATGGGTGCTGGTGGTGGAAATATGGGTTATTATATTGCACCAGCTTTTGATATATTACTAACCGCTGCCGATATGAATTTAAAAAACCGTATCGTTAGAAGTGAATTAGTTCATAAAATAACAGCTGGCCCAAATGGAACTAAACTACTTCATTTGATGAGTACTCCTGGTTCTAAATTATCTTTTGGTGGTTCAGCTGGTGGGTTAGGTGCTGGAGTTGGTGGTGCTATGAACATGGCTGGTTGTCAAGTTTGGTATCACTATTACGACACTACACCAGAGAATTTAGACGAATGCCTTAACGACAACCCAGATATCATTAAAATGCCAAATCAAGTACCATTAGCTAGGTTAGATTATGCTGATTTCAATGAACCCACAAAAACACTTATTCGACAACTATTTATCGCTGAATCAAAAAGAGCATTAGGTAGAACTAGAGGGAAATTTGGTGGTATAGTAGGACCACCAGATGCTGAGAGAACTATGGATTATGAAAGTTTAATCTCTGAAGGTAATGAAGAGAAAAAAAGTGTTTTAGAAAGGTTAGAAGAAAGACTTATTAGACTTTCTTCAACAAAACAACTAGAAAGAGGGGCAACAGAAGCTTCTAGCTTAAACACTTTCTTAAAACACCAACCTTTAGGTTTTTGGGTTTACTAAAACAAAAAAAATGGAGCAATTTGCTCCATTTTCTTTTTAAAAACCCCATTCATCTTCTACCTCTACTATTATAGTTTTAGGTTCTTCTTCTTTAATTTTTTCTATTGTATAATTATCTGGAACATCACCAAAGGTATCATCAAATCCATCATCTAAAATTATATTTTCATCGCTTCTAATAAGATTACCTTTTTCATCCACTTTTAAGTCATCATTACCATCCTCATCTTCGGATAAACTAATTTTTTTGTTAGTTTCAATCGGTTGTTGATTAAGTATAGTCTTTAATGAATGTTCTTTAGCCCTTTCCATGATTGAATCTATTTTCTTATCAGAATATATTTCAGTAAATAAAACAGAAACTGTGGAACCAGTAAATGCGATACACTCGGAAAGATAATTTAACCATTCATCATATTTTGTAAAACTATCTTTATTTCCAGCATTCTCATAATATGCTTTTCTAGATATCGCATCTTTTTCATATTTAAAAATATCGTTAAAATAACACAAAACAACACCCCATTTTCTTGAAACCAATGCAAAACTATCATCTTCAGCAATATCTGCAAGTACAAATATATCAACAGGTAATTTCCCCTCCATAGCTAATTCTAAATCAGAAACTTCTAAGTGTCTAATTATGTCTTCCATACGTTCTTTCTCTTGCTCAATTCCTACCAACCTTTGAGCCACTAATCTTTCATGGTAATCAGTTCTAATAACAGACCACTCATCCTCTTCCATGTTATTGGGTAGTTTATCTACTTTATCCCAGAATTTAATCTCTCTATCTTCCATTATCATCAAATTTTCATATGAATCTTGGTCAATAGTTTTAAATGGTTTTCCAGAGATTAGACCGCATTCTACTTTAGTAAAAATAGTTCTTTCTTTTAATTTTTCGATTACTTCTTTTGTCTCTTTGTCTTTTACCTTAACAACTCCCAATAAAACTTTATCCCTAATTTCTGGTTCAAAACAAACCAATAAGGGTTTTACTTTTTTATTAAAAGCGTCTAAATAACGGGCTACATTATACTCATCTGTAAATAATTCTAAATCAATTTCTTCTACCCTTTCTTCTAAAGCTTCAATGGTTCTATCTTCACTATCATCAATTGTTTTATTTTTAATCTTGGTAATAACTTTTTTAATCACTTCAAGTTCTTTGATTAATTCAAAATCTCTTTCAACAACACTTGTATCGATTAATTTACTATTTAACTGTACTTCTTTTTTGACTGGTGGTAATGGCATTCCTTCATTTTCTAATTTCCATTTTTCAGATTGCTTTTTAGTCATTTTATTCACATCAACAGTTTTTAAATCACCAGTTGATTTAGACTTACCAATATTAATGTAGTACAACGTATCACCTAATGTTACTTCTAATCCGCTCCTAACTGCTAATTCCATGTGAGCTTGTTTCGGTAAAGGATTACCAGCTTTATTCTTTAAAAAAGCTTTTTTCTTATAATCAGCTATTGTTAATTTAACTCTCCCTTTAGATGCAATCTTAACTAATGGAATTTGGTAATTATAAATTTTATCAACATATTCATAATAGTAATTAATAAAGGAATGACCATCAGCGTCTAACAACATTCTAATTGATTTACCTATAAAGTCTTCAATATAGACTGGCATCCTTTTAGACTTGATTGAATTACCAACCAATTTCACTTTACCTCCAATATCGTTTGCGTAGTTCTTCCTAGAAAAATTTATTGTTGAATTACAATAATCATCAATATCTAGCCCCATTCTACCCATCATGAATGTTTCATTAAACTCACCCAATACAGCATCAACACCAATAGCGTCCTTACCAGCATCTTCCTCTGTTTTCCAATGCGTTCCTTTAATACGATACTTTATTTCATCAATGTTTTCTGGTACTGAAAAGTTGAAACCATCAGTATTCTTAAGGTTAACCATACCAACACCACCAATAAAGGTACCATCTTCTGTTGATATGTCATAAACGAAACTATCTTTATCTTTATTGTCGATTATTTCATTTTCCCAAACTTCACCAGATTTCATTAATTTTTTATCGGTAAAATTTGAATTATTACTGTTTGTGTTTTCTAACTTAAAAGAAATAAAATTATCTTTTCTGGTTTTAATGATGTACTCAATACCTAATTCGTTTAAAATAAATGACAACCCAGCCATGGCGACTTGTGAGTTCATACCTATATCTGAGATTGTTTCCAAAGAATCACCATAACCATCAGAAGCACACATACCATCGAAGAAATATTTCTTTATTGACACATCAGAATTTAAAATAAATATAGGTACTTTTTTCTCTCCATATGAAGTGTAAAAATCGTTATGAAATTTTGTTGTTAAACTAACATCATTAACAACCAAAGTATATACACCACTAGATTTTAAATGGTCCTCAATTATTCCAGTTACCTTATAATCATTTAGTAATATTTCATTCAATTTTTCTAAAAAAACTAAATTATTGTTAGAAACCCTCCAATCACCACTAGTTTTTTCTACTTTAACTGAACCATTATTTAAAAAGACCCCTAATAACCAAGCCTTGTTATAATTTAAATAATTTAATGAATTGAATTTATCTATTTCAGTATAAATATCTATAACATCACCTCTTTTTAACGATGATGGTTTAACCTGAATACTATTTTGAAATAATGAATGGTCCTCGGTAACATTAATTAATCTATTTTTTGTTGTTACCGTATGAATTTTTTTATCGGTTCCATGTCTATAGATATAATTAACATTTTTCCAACCATTTACTGTTAATACCTCATAAGGTTTAGCACCATAATCTCTTAGACCATCTAAATCTATATAACCTGAATTATTATCAAATAAATCACAAATAGGTACAATGTTTAATAAATTATCTTTGCCTTTAATATAAACGGGTGTGTCGAAAGTTACTGAGTCACCAACTAAAGGTTTAAAACCATATTTTTCAGTAAAAAACTTAACCATGAAACGTAAATATTGTCTTCCACGACAAGTTGTTTCTTCTGCTGAATCAGTATCACCCCAATTAAAAATATAAGGGGCACCATATGAACCAAACCATGAGTTAGCAAGAATTTTCAATGGTAACTGTTTTTTATCATATACGTTAGCCAACGCCTTAGATTCACGTATGGTTTCAGTTATTTTTTTTATTTGTTCTTCTGATAATGACTTATCTTCTTTTAATTTTTTTTCTAACCCTTTATATTTTTTCTTTTCTTTTCCGTTTAAATTTTTAAATTTATCTCGTGTGTCAACGACATAACTTAACATACCTTCCATTACGCCACTAATATCTAATAATGGAAATATACCATGTGTCAATTGAGTTTTTGGATACAGACCCGCATAATCTAGCTTAATCACACCTTTGGCATAACCAACCTCTAACAATCTTGATAAACCCCCAACAAAATCACGCTTTGATTGAGTTTCTGGAATAGCCAAACCATTTTCATAAGACCAAGCAGCCATAATAAGTTTCCACTGTCCAGCGGTACCCATAGTTGATGAACGCTGAAATGATGTAGGGATAATTTTTGAAATAAGAAAACTTGCTTGATTAAAAATATTATCAATTTGTTCCGTTTCCCAAAGGTCATCACACAAGTATCTTTGAACAATAAAATTACCTTTTACTATCTTGTAATTTGCTTTTAACTTTTTGTTTTCACTTATTTTATACCAATCACCATTTTTATCGTTAAAAGCGTATTCATTTACTTTATCGGCCCATATTGTATTAATTTTATCCCCAGGAACATAAACCCTATTATCTTTAGCTATCTCAGAATATTGGGTGATATACTTTAACCCCCAAGATTTTATCTCAGAATTAATAGCCATTGCCCTACGTACCGAATGAGAAATATCGATTATATTATAACCAAACATATTTGTTTGCTCATAAGGTTCAGTCTCACTCCCCAACTTAAGTGTTGCTGGCCTTCTCTTTATTTTAGTTGCACGGTTTAATGTAATTGCTAATTCAGTAATTGGTATAGATAAACGTTCTGCACGTTCAAATAAGTATGGCCAGTCAAAGTTCTCTGAGTTATAACCAGTAATAACATCTGGTTGCACCATATCAATAATTTTAAAAAATCTTTCAATTGCTTCTCTTTCAGCATTCCTTCTTTCAATACCATTTTTACCATCAACTTCCAATAACCCTTCTAAGCCACGATTATCTCTAACACCAATTTGAAAAATGGCATTTTTTGATGCAAATAACCCTTCTGTTTCTAAATCGAATTGAAAACGATGTAAATCATCATAATCATCCATTCCCTTAAACAATCTTTTTCCCGTTTGGATAAGAAATTGTTCTGTGGGGTTAAACATTACGAAGTCACGAATATTATCTTTATGGAAAATTTCAATTCCACCAAATTTAAAGAAATTAACTAAATGATTATAAGATTTACTTGAAGTTGCTAAATACTTATATCCGTTTTCCATTCTTTCAGGAACATCACCACTATCATTTGAGACACGTAGTTTCTTTATTTTTATCCCATATTTAGCAGATTCCTCGATTATCTTTAATCTCTTACCATCATAAAGTCTTGTAGTAACACCTTCTTTAAACCATAAAAATGGTTTAAAACCGCATTCCTCCATTCTTTTTGAACCACCTACTAATGTATCATTAATAATTAAAGTAACCGAAGGTCTATCGTAATAAGATTCAATAGCCACGATGTGTTTCTGTGGGTCAGTACCTTTAAGAAATTCTTCAATTACCTCATTGCTTACTTTTACTTTATTTTCTTCCATTTAAGTTATTTTATCAAAAATACTCAATAAAATCATTATAACAAGTAGTTTAATGAAAAAAAAATAGTAACTTTGTAAACAAAGTTAATTTAATAACAATAATAAATTATTTTTTTATCGAACCATCCAAAATATTTATGAATAACTCTTCTTTAATTGGAACAATTAATAGACCAATTTCATTTTCGTTTGTAAACCCATATTCAAAATTAATTTCAAATTTTCCAACATATCTACCAGCAATACTAGTATCTTTTTCTGAAAATCTATAGGTTAAATAGAATTCTGGTCCTATGCAGCTTTCTGGTTCTATTTGCATTGGAAATGTTGGTTTTTTAGCTATTCTTTTTACTCCAGTAATAACATCGGTCATAGTAAATGTAATGTTGGCGTTTTGTATTTTATCTTGCAACCTATTAAAATCAGTTCTACCATCATTAATTAATTCTAATTTTAAAATTGGTAAAGTTGAGTTCTTATTTATATAAAATTCCATAATTTAATCGTTATTAAGGTATCTAGGTAAATTTTCTAAATACGAATTTGTTATTTTACAAAAAGTTAAATCACAAATATTAAATTTAAATTGTGATATACTTCCTATGAAACTACCAGCAAAATTTGTTTCTAATGGTAATGTTCTATCATTCTGGTCCAATCCTCCGAATGTTTGACTTTCAATTAATCCTTGTGTACCACCACCTAAACTAAAATTAAATGGTACACCAATTTGTTTAAGTTTATACTCATTTAATCGTCTCCCAATAAATTCAGGAAAATCTCTATCAATATGTTTTAGTTTACCGTTAATATAATATAATAATTTACCAGTTCTCCTTTTAGTATTCTTTAATTCACAGTCTGTTTTCTCTGGTGCAACAAATTTAATTACAATATAAGACCATTTATCAGATGGTACTAAAAATGGTATTGTTTCTTTTTTTACCACAGTTACCTCACATGCTTTATTTACCGTTAATAATTTATATCTTATTCTACCATCATCAGTTATCATGAATCCCAAGGCATTATCGATTATATCTTCCTCATATTCTATTTCAGTTTGAGGGGAAGTAAAACCACTAAAACTACAAACAGTTTCGTTACCAAAATCATCATTGGGACCACTACAGGTACCACAATTGTTTTCCCCTTTATTTTTTGTTGCTCTACCATACACTAAAAAAGGGTTAGTTGTATTTGTTACCACTTCACTTGAACGAATAACGGCAATCCCTTTACCATCATAACTACATTTACTTTGAGCACCTAATCCATCATGGTTTCTTTTACACACACCACAACGTTTTGACGAATCTTCAATATCTGGATTTGAAAGGATAATACTACCCTCTGGTTCTAATAATTTTGGTTCTCTACCATCATGTGACCTACCGTATATTAAAAATTCATTAGTTATTAATTCAATTTCCATTACTGGTGGTGTTAAAGGAATACCAAAACCATATTCACCAACTAAAATTATTTCATTTTCTTTTGGTACGGTACACCAATCGCTTATATCATCAGTACAACTAATATCTAATGGGTCGATTGTACATGTTGATGTACAACCAGTATCCGAACCAACCCATTCTTTCCAAAATTTATTTTCTGAGCGAGCACCCATATAAAAAAACATACCGTTAGCGTTTTTTTCTGGGTCGTTATATATATTATTTAATGTTTTACCACTAACAATAACGCTTTCTGGTCTTAACCAAAACTCAGCAGACCAACTGTGTTTTACCCTAGTTGGTAACACTTCATAATCATACCCATCTAGTTTATAGAAACCTTGATAAAACCCACCTCTAAATCTCATATAATCACCAATTGGTGATACATTTTTAACTAAATTAGTTTCATATATAAATGGGTCTTCTGGGCTTGTTGTACCACTAATAGCATGTAGGTTTAACCTATTTTCATTAGGTGGTATAAATAAAGTGGACCCAGTTAAGGCCATCAATAATTCTGGGTTTGATTTATCTATTGTTGGTTCTGGTCTATCAAATAAAATCCTTCCATTATCTATTCCAGTTAAACCAAAAGTTGAAAGAGAATGACCAGTATTTGTGGCTTCGTCCCAAGACACAAGACTGTATATAGATTTGGTAACATCAACATTTTCGTAAATGTCTTCTCTATTGAAATCGTACCAAACAACATTACAAACTTCTTCTTCTAGTGGTAAACAATTTGGTGAATTACCATCCATAGACAAGAAAAAGTCCCAGTAGTCTGAATTTGAAAGTTTAACTTTTAACCCGTTAAAATTGTAATTTTTTATGTTTCCCATTCTTAAAAAGTATCTAAATTTGTTCTTTTCCAACCATTATTTGTTTTAACATATAAATAATTATTATCTACTGTTACATTACCAACCGAACCATTTTCATCTTCACTAGACAAAGGTGTAAAATTAGGTATTGTTAAATGTTTTGGTTTAAAATCATTATTTGTTTCCCAATTACCATCTGCATCAATAACTAATTCTGAAGATAAATCAACACCCATAGAGTGTAATATTGTTAAACCACCACCAAAAGACGTTTCTTTTGTCCCATTATAATTTAATTCAATATTATTATCTTCAGCTAATATTGTTTGTGTTTCTAAATAAGTCTTTGAAGAACTAGTTAAACCAAGGGCCAATTCTTTTACCGCTTCAACCAACATGGGTATAATACCATCAATATGTATTCCTTTATATAATTCTTCGCTATTATGATTAGTAAAAACCAATAATGGCTCTATTTCCTCAATTTGTTGTGCTATGAAACCTAATTTATATAAATCAGTCCCACCTATTTTATCTTTCCATTGATATTTAACACCTTCAAACAACTTTATTTTTTCCAACGCCCCAACTAATGGTTCAATATTTTCCTTTAGTCTCTCATCCGAAGTATTTACAGTAATATCACCATTTGCGTCTACTCCAATATTATTAACTAATGGTGTAGATTTAATTCGTTTTATGTTAAAATAATCGACATATAATGTATCTTTAGTATCACCAGTAATATTATTACCAAAAATAAAAACTGAATCACTTTTAGCTTCTGAGTTGCTACCAAAAACAAAACTGTTCTCACCTTCAGCCCTAGTGTTAAAACCACCAGCAAACGAACGTAAACCAAGTGCCTCTGCACGTTGACCTTGTGCGTGTGAATAATTACCAAAAGCAATCGTATCAATTCCTTGTGCATGTGAACTCGTACCAGAAGATATTGTATCAATTCCTTGTGCATATGAAGCAAAACCCGATGAATCTGTCCGTACACCAATAGAAATTGAATTAGACCCACTAGCTATTGATTGAACACCCATAGAAACTGAATTAATTCCACTAGCAATATTAATATGACCAACTTGTGTTCTTATAGAGCCATTACTAGTACCGCTACCCCAATATATACCACCACCACTTGATGGTAGCCAAGAACCTTTTCCTTCGGCATTTATTCTAGTCCAAACATCATTAATATTACCGCCTTTATCTATAATTAAGTCTTTTGTTTTGGTTATTCCTTGAACATCAACCCATATTGTTCTACCAGTATAATCTAATGTTCCAGCTGAATAATTAACCAAACTAGTTGTTTCTAACTCACCACTATAATTACCATTACCATTATCAACAAAATTAATTGGCGTAATATCAAATTCGATACCTAAATAAGTAAGAGTCACTAAATTATCATCAATGGTTGTTGTTGTATCTGGATAAAACACTGGTTCAGTAAATTGTGTTTCATCAAAATTTAGCGGGGTTATTGGTGAAAAATTAATTTCAGCATTTGCCATCTCTGGAATCCCCCAAGTAAAAGTTGTTAACCCACCACTAGTAACAAAAGAACTAGTTATTGAAACTTGGGTTGTAGTTTCACCAATGGTAGTTAGGTCTGGACCTTTTGGTAATAAATTAAATGGCACACCAAATACGGTTGAACCAGATAAAGTTGTTGTAGTTTTTATATTTTGTTTAACTTGTCTATTGTTAGAAAAGTCTAATTTCGTTTTAAACATAATAATTATGGTTTTTATTATAAATATTCTACTATTTTAATATATTTATAATAAAAGAATAAATATGGCAACATTTAAAAAGAAACAATTGGAAGAAACAGTTGGTGGTGACATTTTCTCTAATAGTGGGGATAGAAATGCAGTTTGTAATTCAGAAATAGAAACTGGTCCAGTTGATAAACCATATAACGATTATTCTGATTACCAAAGAGGTATTTCAACTACAACCGATAGGGCTTTAAGTCGTTATGGTCAAGATATACCATGGTTTGCTGTTTATAATTTCGGTGGTTCTATGGTTAGAGAAAATTCAAGAATAATTAAAAAAAATATAGTTGAGGATAAAATTGATGATTTAGTTAGAAAAAATAAAAACAATGGTATTCTAACAAAAGGGGGTAATTTAAAGGTTTCTAAAATACTAGATTCAATCTCAACTACCGATTTTACTGATGATGAAATTGAAGAATTAAAAAAAGTATTGACTGATAAAAAACCTGTAACCCAAAAAACATTAAACAATGAATAGCAATATAAAAGATAAGGTAATATCTACTGGTAAAGGTGCTGAGGGAAAAAAACATCAAGCGTTTGCAATGGAATTATCTAGACTAAAAGCAGCTAAAAAAACTTGTTCCGAAACAAAAAACTGTGTTGAATACACAAAACTTGGTGGGGACTTTCGTTTCAATCAAATAGAAAGAGTTGTAGAGGTCCCTAAAAAAACGGACGAGATGAGACGTAAGATACAAAAAGAGACAAACCCAAATAATACTTATCAAAAAGAAGAATCACCAACAGAAGTAAAAATTCCATCTACATCAAGAGCTAGTAATCATGATGGTGGTGAAAAACATAAAATATTAAATAATTCACAAGCATTAAGTGAAGAAATCCATAAGATAAACTATTTAATAGAACAGATAAATAATAACAAAAAAATAAAAATTTAAAACATGCCAACAATTTATAACGGTGGTCAATCACCACTAGAAGAATTCGCAATTAACGGTAATCCATTATATCCTGGTTCTGGTAGGTTAGCAATAATCTCTCAATCAAAAATTGGTCTAACAAAATATGATTTCGGTGGTTCATATAAAAACCCAGCAATTACTGGAAATCCAGACGATGCCTATGGTATAACACACACTAACGCAGTTGCTGATAGTGATTCACCATATTTAGGTAGAGGAACTGGTGATGGTATTTCTCAGGGTGTCTTTGGGGCTATTAATAACTATAGTGGTGGTAACATTGAAGATATTAACGGGACAGTAGGTGTACAAGGTTCTGGTCGGAACCCATTAATTACACTTAACGCTGGTACTTGGGGTTATGGACCAACAGCTATTTCTGGTGAAAAGTATGTTGCTCCAGATACTTCATTAAATGTTGGTCAAGTAATTTTTTAACATGAGACTTTACAAAATATTTCAAGACATTATATTAGAAGAAGTCAATATGAGTAAAACTGTATTGACTGAAGCTGTTTCATCGGATAGTATCGATAGTATAGTTAATGGGGTTGACGGTAAACATTTTCACGTTAAGTTTGATTATAGAAGTCCAAGAGGTGATACCACTAATAGGTGGGTACAAATATATGACTATGTGACAACTACAGCTAATAACGATGCCGTTAGTGCTTTTGAGGTATCAAAAGATGGTGTCGAAACTGGACTTTGGAAAATATTTAGATTAGATAGGATAGATAATTACACACCATCTAAGGTTCCATTTTATAAGGCGATATCTGATAGGGTAAATGTACCAAAATTTAATAAAACTGGAAATAGAACTCCATCAATATCGAAGATTAAAAATAAAGCTACTTTTAATTATAATTACGCACCTTCTACTATTAAACAACAACAAGGTAATTTGAATAAAGATACAACAAATGTTAATTCAATACCTCCAACACAGCAGAGAGGAATTCCGAATCCTGAAACACCGCAAGATTACGAAGAAGAAGAAGATAATGAAGAAGATGAAAATAATAATAACTAAATATAAACAGAACTAATATATGGATACACCAGCACCAGTTAATTTATCTAACTTAACAGATATATTAGCTAAATCTAGAAGTTTAATGAAACAATCTAATAGTACCCCTAAATCTAATAGAATAAACGAGGACATTGAACCAGTATATGAACAAGAATTAGATAATCAAAAAAGTTTTGACCCGCATGCTGAAGTCTCAGATTATACTGAAGAACAAGTTAATAAATCAGGTTTACCAGATTCGATAAAAGAATCTTTTTTAAAAACCAGAATTAAAACAAATCAAAATGGTTCAACAAATCAACTCTCTATTGAACAAATTGAAAAAATAACTGGAACCAAAAGTTTACCAAAAAATAGAATAAGTGAATCAAGTCATACACAAAATTCAGATATGATAACTATTAGTAAAACTGCACTTAAAGAAATGATTAATGAAAGTATGTTTTCTTTTTTTAAAGAAAAATATGATAAAACATTAACCGAAGAAACAATTAAAAAAACTATTAACGTTTTGATAAAAGAAGGTAAAATAAACACAAAAAGAAAATAATATAAAAGGGTCTAATTTAGACCCTTTTTTTATTTACATATGTTTTTTAATATATATATTTATTTCGTATAAAAATTATATAAAAAATTATGAAAAACAATAAAATAACCATCACCCCAGTTGGTCGCAAAATTAAGGTATTAGTAGTACCTAGCGACAGAACTGGGGTGAGCTGATAGCTATTTTCGCTCAACCAATCCACATATTTCTTTAGAAAGAATGTTCCCAGATGAATTTCGAGTTGATATTGATTATGAACCAAAATTAGATGATGACACATGGTTAAAACAATATAATATAGTTCATTATCATAGAAGCTTGGGACCTAATTCTAAAACTGAAGAACTACTTAAACGTTTAGACTCTTTAGGTATCTGTTCAATTATGGATTTAGATGATTATTGGTCACCAGGAATTGACCATCCAGCATACCACATTATTAAAAATAACAAACTAGATAAAATTATAGTAAATAATTTATCTTTAGCGAGAAATATTACAACAACAACTAGTTTGTTTGCTGATGAAATATCTAAAATAAATAAAAATGTTTTCGTTTTACCTAATTCAATTGATACTAACGAAAAACAATATAAACTAAATTTAGAAGCCTCGAACAAAATAAGAATTGGTTGGTTAGGTAGTTCATCACATGAAAAAGATTTAGATTTATTAAAGGGCGTTGCCGCTAAATTAAAATCTGATGGTTTACTAGAAAAAGTTCAATTGGTTTTGTGTGGTTTTGATACTAGAGGTCAGTATACTCATATAAACAAAGAAACTGGAGAACAAACACATCGAAGTATTGAACCAGAAGAATCTGTTTGGGTCAAATACGAAAAAATATTTACTGATGATTATAAAATAGTAAGTCCAGAATATAAAAAATATTTATTAAAATATTCAAACGATACTGAATACCCAAACCTTAGTAATGAACCGTATAGACGTGTTTGGACGAAATCTATCTCAACCTATGCAACGAATTATAATCTATTTGATATTTCCCTTGCACCTATTGAAGTAAATACTTTTAATAAAATGAAATGCATTGTTGGTGATTCACTAATTTCGACAAATAAAGGGTTTAAACATATTGAGGATATTGTAAAATACGAAACTGTTTTAAAAACTGAAATTAACGGCAACGCAAATGATGTTATTAATTATTTTAAATACGATAATGTTAACACTATTAAAATAACAACTAAAGATGGATACAATATAGAAGGTACACCTCATCATAAAATAATGATTGATAATAAATGGGTTAAATTAGAAGACTTATCTATTGGTGGTACAATCGAATTACTAAAACCAGAATTCTTACAGACAGAATATCAAGAGATTACTTACCCTATGCTATTAACTAAAAATGTCACTCAAGCAAAAATTGATGCTTCGGATGAAAATATGTTACCTAGAATAAGGATAAACGAAAATTGGGGTAGGTTATTAGGTTATTTATTGGGTAATGGTAATTATAATGGTAGTTCTGATATCAGTATTACTTGTGATAAAAGACACATTGATGTGGTTGAAGATGTAGTTTCATTATATAAATCTATTGGGTTAAATCCGTTAGTTTATGAAAATAATTTAAGTAAAGATGGCAACGCAGTAGATGTTAAATCAACATGTGTTAATTTTTTATCAATAGCTAAAAAATATGGTTGGTGTGGAACTAAGGGTAAAACATATAGAATACCTAAAGTTATTTTAGAATCCCCAAAATCAGTCATTAAGGAGTTCTTAAAAGGGTTAATTGAAACGGATGGGACCGTAACAACTAACGGTATTGTTAGTTTTTATAGTAAAGATATTAAATTAGTAGAACAAGTTCAAATTCTATTATTAGGGTTTGATATTCAAAGTTCTATTTCCTACAGCTATAATAAAAGCCACAAAAAATATTATTATAATTTAAACCTACGAAGAGAAGGGTCTGAAAATTACTTGAAATATATCGGGTTTGTTTCTAAAGGTAAACAAGAGCGTTTAAATCGCTTAAAATATAGTACAAGGAGTAATAATTTCATTAAACAAGAAATGACAAATGAAATAGTTAATATTGAACATAAAATAAATTCCGTTTATGATGTTGAAGTCGATACAGTCCACCAATATAACGCAAATGGTATTAGAAACCATAATAGTCAATTAAAAGCAATTGAAGCTGGGTTCCACAAAAAAGCTATTATAGCACAAGATTTTGGTCCATATCAATTAGACTTAACAAGTGCAATTAAGTATGGTGGTGAGATTGACTATACAGCAAATTCGATTTTAATCGACCCTAGAAAAAATAATAAAGATTGGTATTCAGCTATTAAAAAATTAATTACTAATCCAGAGTTAACTAAAAAATTACAAGAGAATCTACATGATACGGTAAAAAATACTTACTCTATTAAAACGGTTACTGAAGCTAGAAGGAAATTATACTATGACTTATTAGGTAAATCTGACTAACAAACAAAAAAAAAACTTTAATTTATTAAAGTTTTTTTTTGTTTAAACAAAAATGTTAGTATCTTTGAACAAATAATAATTAATAAAAAATAATATGTCTTTAGAAAAAGAACAAATCGTTTCCAACACAACTAAGTACTTTGAAACAGCAGCTAAACTTGGTTTCATGAATGACGAACTAATGGGATTCTTATGCCTAAATAATGAAATTATTGAAGCTCCAGCATCTACTATGGAAAGTATGTACGGGGCTTTTGAAGGTGGTTTAATTAAACATCTATTAAAAGTTGCTCAGTATGCCGTAAAATTCAATAACAGTTTACCAGATGGAGAAAAAGTAGACCAAACATCTTTACTTAAAGTTTGTTTGTTACATCAAATAGGTAAAAAAAATAACTTTATTCCATGTACTTCTGATTGGCACAGAAAAAATCAAGGAAAAATGTACGAATTTAACCAAAATTTAGTACCTATGCGTGTTAGTGAACGTAGCTTGTACTATGCTTTATCACATGGTATAAAATTTACTGAAGAAGAGTACAGTGCAATACTTATGTATGATAAAACTGATGATAAAATGAGTGAACATTATAATTCGGTTTTAGGTGAATTACTTAAAATGGGTAATGTTTTTGCTATTAAAGAAGTTAAAAAAAAGTAATATGTTTAATATAGAAAGTATGAAAACTATGGCTCTTAGAATTATTGACCCTAAAGACCCATACTCACAAGAAGACTTTAATAACGAATTTGGTGGTGTTCAGACAAGTAACATTACTACACCTGATTTCAGATTAAAACTAAATATAATTAATGAATCATCAAACGAGTTACCTAATTTTGCTACGGTTGGGTCCTCTGGGTTAGATTTAAGAGCTAATTTAGTGGAACCAATGACAATTAAATCAGGTAAAAGAGCGATAGTACCAACTGGTTTATTTTTTGAAATACCTCAAAATTTTGAAATTCAGATTAGACCTAGAAGTGGTCTAGCGGCAAAGAACGGTGTGACAGTTTTAAATTCACCAGGAACAATCGATTCAGATTACCAAGGTGAGGTAAAAATAATTTTGATTAATTTTGGTGACGAAGATTTTGTTGTTAATCATGGTGATAGAATAGCTCAAGCTATTTTTTCTTCAGTGTTAGGTAAAAAATCTGTAAATATTTCACAAATAACTAATATGGTAACCAAAACTGAACGTGGTTTTGGTGGTTTTGGTTCAACTGGAAAATAATAAATATAACCCATTCAACCACTTAACGGTAAAACTCTTTGTGAACTACCCACCTACGCCAGAGGCAATGGGTGGGTTTTACGCTCCGTTTTATAAAAATAAATATTTATCTATTTTACTTGGCTACCAACTGAACCCTTTCACTTGGGTTATCTATATATTCTATCGCATCAACATTTTGTTTAACTGCCACTAACTGAACCGCTTCACTTGGATTCGTTATATGTGTTATCGCATAACCATTTTGTTTAACTGCCACTAACTGAACATCTTCTGGTAATTCACTTGGATTATCTATATGTTGTATCGCATGCCCATTTTGTGTCACTGCCACTAACTGAAGTTGTTCACTTGGATTCTGTATATATACTATCGCATGCCCATCTTGTTTAACTGCCTCCATCTTAACTTGTTCACTTGGGTTATCTATATATGCTATCGCAAGACCATTTTTTGTAACTGCTGCTAACTGAACCGCTTCACTTGGTGTTATATCATTTCCTATAATATGTCTTATTGCACCACCATTTTGTGTAACTGCCGCTAACTGAAGTTGTTCACTTGGATTCTGTATGAATTCTATCGCATAACCATCTTGCTTAACTGCTGCTAACTGAACCGCTTCACTTGGGTTATCTATATATTGTATAACAAAACCATTTTCTGTAACTGCTGCTAACTGAACCGCTTCACTTGGATTCTTTACGTATTCTATCGCACCACCATTTTCTGTAACTGCTGCTAACTGAACCGCTTCACTTGGGTTATCTATATATCGTATCAAATCACCATTTTCTGTAACTGCTGCTAACTGAACATCTTCTGGTAATTCACCATAATAATATTTAATGTACTTTACATCTTGTTTAACACTAAGTTCCATTTTTCTTAAATAAGAGGTTTTATTATTATCATTTAACTGATTAAATTGCTCTCTAGGAATTCCATTTCCAGTATTGATATACTGTTTAATTAAATCTTTATTGTTCATAATTAATTTTTATTTTGATTTGCTAAACTCTTAAGTAATTAAATAATTAAATTGTTCATCAGTTAATCTGTGACCCCTACCAATATATTTAGATTTAAAATCAAATGGTAATTTCATAAACCATTTTAAATCTCCATTACTTCGACCCAATAATTGTTCCTCTTCTTTTTCACTATCTGTTTTAGGTCTATTAACCATCTTATCAACTGGAACACCATTAGATTTTAAATAACTAACATAACCATCAACATCTTTACGGTACTCAGAAATATTTCCAGTGTTATTGTCAGCATCAGTTAATTCAATCCCGTAACGTGTACTATCAAATACAACTATGTGTAATGGGTCATTTAAATCAACACCACCGTTAGAAGTTGTTTTAAATTTATTGGTATCAACAATGAAATAAAATGATGAATCTTTAGTATCTCTATAACTATTATACATAGTATTACCAAATTGACCAATACAAAAACCATAGTTTCTTCCAGTCAAACCACCTTTAGTGTATTGAATACACTTTTGAATAGAGTCACCATCATAAATGTCAATTCCGTTACCAGACCATAATTTTTTAGTCTCACTCTCAAACTTTTCAGTATCCCCAACTTCAGCCTTTTTAGCATACTTACCTTCCTCACCATGAATAAACTCAGCTAACGAAATGTAATCGTTAAACTTATTATCACCTATAACTATTTGATTATTAACAATCTGCATAGGTTTAACTCTATTCTTTAACAACAATTTATCAAAGATATTAAAATCACTTAATATTGTGTCAATATCTGTAAAACCATTAGCATAAACAAAAGCCATAATTGGCACACTTTTTTGATTTTTTGATTCATCACCACCAGCAAATTTTGCGATAATTTCATCAGCATTCTCAACATTTGCTTTTTTTAACACACCTAACCCTTGAAGCTCTGAAGATTTAGACTCCAGTAAAAAACTATATATTTCTAAAAGTCTCATTTTTTTTTATTTAATATTTATTATTTGTTATTATATAAATATACCCTATCACCATTAAAGTTAACTATATAATTGCGAATTTTGGGTTTTTATAAATATAGAGTAACTTGGATGTTAATTCTGTTATTTTCCTAATAATTAGGTTATCTATTCCCCATGACTAACAACTTAACTTGCTCACTTGGATTCTCTATATATGTTATTGCGTGACTATTTTGCGTAACCGCTGCTATCTGAACCGTTTCACTTGGATTCTTTATATAGTATATTAAATTACCATTTTCTTTAACTGCTAACATCTGAACTCGTTCACTTGGATTCTTTATATATTTTAACGCAAAAGCATCTTCTTTAACTGCTGCTAACTGAACCGATTCACTTGGATTCTTTATGTATTGTATCACACGACCATCATGTTTAACTGCTGCTATCTGAACCGCTTCACTTGGATTCTTTATGTATTGTATCACATAACCATTTTTTGTAACTGCCACTAACTGAACCACCTCACTTGGATTCTTTAGATATTG